TTCAAGGTCAACCCCTTTAAGGACAGCCCCTCTAAGATCAGCACCTATAAGATCAGCCCCTATAAGGTTAGCCTCTCTAAGGTCAGCCTCATAAAATTTAGCCCCATAAAGGTTAGCTATATAAAGTTCAGCCCCTCTAAGGTCAGCCTCTCTAAGGTCAGCCCCTGTAAGGTCAGCCTCTATAAGGTTAGCCTCTCTAAGGTCAGCCCCATAAAGGTCAGCCCCTATAAGGTCAGCCCCTCTAAGGTCAGCTTTACTACCTTTGGTTGGATCATCTAACCAAAGTTTATGTTGTTCTAAGATATGTTTAAGCTTTTCTTTTTTCATAGTCTTACCCTTCGTCTAATATTGTATCTGTAGGGTCAGCTTCTCTAAGGTCAGCCCCTCTAAGGTTAGCCTCTCTAAGGTCAGCCCTATTACCTTTGGTTGGATCATCTAACCAAAGCTTATGTTGTTCTAATATTTGTTTGAGTTCTTCTTGTGTCATAGCCTTATCCTTTGTCTAATATTGTATCTGTAAGGTTAGCCCATCTAAGATCAGCCCGTCTAAGGTTAGCCCCACTAAGGTCAGCCCGTCTAAGGTTAGCCCCTCTAAGGTCAGCCCATACAAGGTCAGCCCCACTAAGGTCAGCCTCTCTAAGGTTAGCCCGTCTAAGGTCAGCCCCTTTAAGGTTAGTCCCTTTAAGGTCAGTCCCATAAAGGTCAGCCCCTGTAAGGTTAGCCCCTCTAAGGTCAGCCCCTGTAAGGTCAGCTCCATAAAGGTCAGCCCCTCTAAAGTCAGCCCTATAAAGATAAGCCCCTCTAAGGTCAGCCTCTCTAAGGTCAGCCTCTCTAAGGTTAGCCCGTCTAAGGTCAGCCCTACTACCTTCAGTTCGATCATCTAACCAAAGTTTATGTTGTTCTAAGATATGTTTAAGCTTTTCTTTTTTCATAGTCTTACCCTTCGTCTAATATTGTATCTGTAGGGTCAGCTTCTCTAAGGTCAGCCCCTCTAAGGTTAGCCTCTCTAAGGTCAGCCCCTCTAAGGTTAGCCCATCTAAGATCAGCCCCTTTAAGGTTAGGCTGTCTAAGGTCAGGCGCGATAAGGTCTGATATTTGTTTGAGTTCTTCTTGTTTCATAAGTTTATCCCTTTCTATACATTATTTCACAACCTAGAACGTCTTTGTCCTCAAGGCTGTCTGTTTCTTGTGACCATTGGATCAACACGGTACGAGATACGTTCGATATGTTCAACGATCCATCTTTAACTTTTTGTGATATGTATTTCATGTGATCCCCTTTGTTGTTTCTGTCTTAAACAAACATAACCCTATATAACTTATACTGTCAACCCTCTAATCATAAAAAAAAAACCCACCATAGTTATATGGTAGGGTCAAGCTTCAATTGTTTAACTAATACAAAGACTTATTAAAACGGGATATTATCATCCTGAATAGGTGCTGCTTGTGCGTGTTGCACAGGTGCAGGTGCTTGTGGTGCATAAGCAGGTTGTTGTTGAACAGGTCGTTGAGCAGGTTGTGCAGGAGCATATGATTGTTGCATTGGCTGTGCTGACATTGGCGCATGTGCAGGAACATACTCTTTAAATACTGCGCGACGACATTCGCCATACTGTGTTACTTGAATGTCCTTCACCTCAACCAATACTTTACCAGTAGCTTGTGCCTTGGCGATTAGTTCTGGTGTGATAGTAAGTGAACCATACCAGCTGTCCTCACCATAGTTTGACTTGTTAAGGTATCCGCCGTTAGGGTTTTTTTCAAAGTTTTGTGTCATATCTGTCTCCTTTTGTTTAACTAATGACTTAATGAGTTATATAATAAACCTTTATAGCCCATCTACAAGTGGTTTAATCTACCCTTATATATGCTGCCAAAACTTTCTATTCTTATCTCTATCCTAGGATTTAATCTATCAACTGGCATGACTTTGGCCTCTGGCATATAAGGCATATGCTTTATATTATCGTCTGGTAACATACCCCTCTTAACAATAGCGTCACACAAAAACTTATCATGAACACATATAACATTCATTAAATCAAACTTCCTGTTACTTGCTGGGTATATTTTATAGTGTAACTTTATCTGCTCATACTTTCTGTATGGCAAGTCTAACCCCATAAATATGTCTTGATAGTTGCGCTTTGCTGTTGAAAGAACCCTGTGATGGGCGTTTCTGTAATTATTTAAGTTAAGTATGAAGAATTTCTTAGAACTTACTTTAACTTTAAGTGGCATACTGAATTTCATATTTAAACAATAACATTAATTTTATGGGTTGCATATACGAATAAACAGTGTTATCAATGGTTATAACAAATGAACAAAGGGGCGTATCATGACAGAAGAAAAACAAATAGGAAAAATTGGTAACTATAAAGAAATAGAAAGGGATGAACTATGAAGAAACATATATTAATTGCTGATAATTACCAACGAGCAAGATACTACATGCGTGATTTCGGCTTAAAACCTGTAGAATTTTTAATAATAACACCTGATAACACAGACAGAATTAGGGGTTTAAAGCTTTCTAAAGATTGTTTCACAATAGTTGGTGATCCGTATATGCCATACAGTTTTTGGACTCATTTACAGGAGAGGATAAAGCTATGACAGAAGAAAAACTTAAACAAATATTAGAACAGCATAAACTTTGGTTAGATGATCCAACTAAAGGTAGTAGGGCTGACTTTAGCTGGGCTTACCTTACACATGCTGAACTTAGAGAGGCTAATCTTAGAGCGGCTGACTTTATACAGGCTACTCTTAGAGAGGCTAACCTTGAAGAGGCTGACCTTACAGATACAATATTAGACAAAGGATAAACTTATGACACAGCTTTCATTAGAATTAGGACGGGTAACATTTTTAACTGATTCAGCACGCCGTGAATGGATCAATAGAGTTAGAAAAAAACCTATGTTTAAAAGAAACAAAAACGATGTGTGGCCACTACCGAAATTAATTTCTGATAACGATATGAAAACACTATATGCCGGGCAGAAATACGAAGACTGTCAGGTGAAAGAAAAAAACAAACCTATCGTTATTGATGATATTAAGAATTTATATATTTGAGAAGGAGTACTTAATGCTAATATATGACAACTTAGAACAAGGCAGTGAAGCTTGGCTAAAGATTAGGTTGGGTATACCAACCACATCTAACTTTGGTAAGATCATTACGCCTACAGGACGGCCTAGCTCACAAGCTGACAAATACTTAGGTGAGTGTTTAACACCGTATATCTTTGGGCGTGGGCAGGAGTTTGTTAAAACACATGCTATGCAACGTGGGAACGACCTTGAGCCTGAAGCTGTTGCTTACTACGAACACCACACAGGAGTTAAGACTAGGGAGGTGGGCTTTATCACCTCGGACTGTGGTCGTATTGGGTGTTCTCCTGATCGCTTAATAGGCGATGATGGTTTGCTTGAAGTTAAGTGTCCTTTGGAAAACCAACACGCACAGAACGTTCTAAGCGGTAAGATTGACGCTAAGTATATCCCACAAGTGCAAGGTCAGATGTTAATTGCAGAACGTAGTTGGTGTGACTGGATATCATACCACCCCGATGCACCTGCATCTATTGTTCGTGTTGAAGCTGACCCTGAGTACCAAGCAAAGCTTGCTGATATGCTAAACACATTTGTTGAAAAACTAGGTAATCAGGTGGCTGATATGAAAGCCCGTGGTATACCGCTTAAGATGGAGTTACCTACGAGGTGAATAAACTTCCTGAACCACCTTGTTGCAGCAGGTGCAAAGCAAAGAATGCACCATATGGTTTTACGCATCCTATGTTCACTCATGATACGCTTGTATCACTTTGTAACATATGCTATAACAAGCTAGTAACCACAACAAAAGACAAACAAGAACAAAAACATTTGTTAAGTAAATATATATAGGAGACAGAAATGGATACACTAAAAACAATAATTATATCGGTAGTCTTGCTTGCAGCGGTAGGTGTTACTTGCCTTGTGGGTTGGGTAACACATATTATCTGGTGGGTTACGTTAGCTATGGATGAAAAACTGGACACTTGGAGTGAGATATTTCTAGCGGCAGCTGGTACGCTCTTTCCACCAATAGGTGTTATCCACGGTTTTATTATTTTGATTTAAGGAGATAGAAATGAAAGCAAAGACAGTTCGTTACGAAAAGAAATTTAATTTAGGTAACTACGAGACAGAGGTAGTAGGTATAGAGCTAGAGCTAAACGAGGGTGAGAAAGCCTCTGATGCTCTAGCACTTGCCAAGAAATTTGTAGAGAAAGCGAAAGTATAATGAGTACATTTTTAACAACAGCAGAACTTGCTGAACGTTGGAGAACATCCACGTATAGACTAGCAAATGATAGATCGTTAGGACGACCACATCCAGATCATTTTAAAAATGGTCGCACCGTTCTTTATCCATTAGATGCTGTAGAAAAGTTCGAAGAAAATGGAATACGAAACACAAAAGGATAAGCTCAATGAGACAAGAGCTGGTGAACTGTTAACCTCATTAGGCTTTACAGTTTGCACCTTTGGTAAGTTTGCCCCTTGCGACTTCTTCGCATTCACCAAAAAGGGACAATACTTGGTGGAGTTTAAGAAACGAAGCCATAACTATGGGGACTTTCCAACAGTGATGATCCCCGAAAAGAAACTGCGTAAGTGCCTCACCATCGCCGAACAGATCGGCTGTAGCTTCCTGTACGTTGTTGAGTTTGACAACGGAACATATGGCTGTGATGTTAAACATTACACAACGGCGAATGGTGGGCGTACTGACCGAAACGATCCGAACGACTATGGTGTTATGGCGTTCATTGACATTAAAGACTTTAGGAGGTTATTTTGACTAAGTACATTGACCCATATGATATACCAGCCGAGGCATCACCTGAGATTAATCAGCCTGTACATTACAAGTTATGGGGGACAACTGAGGCTATTGATATCATGCAATCAGTGTTAACTCCTGATGAATTTAAAGGATACTTAAAAGGAAACATACTAAAATATAGGCTACGGGCCGGGAAGAAAGATAATGTTGAGAAAGATATTGCAAAAGCTAAATGGTACGAATCCAAAATCAAATCTGTCGAAGGTAAAAAAAGCTAATAACTTTTCCAAACCATCGCAAAACGCAAAGTATAGTTTCAGTAAACGGTCTAGGAGAAACTTGGTAGGTGTTAACCCTGAGCTTATAGCTGTCCTTGTGGAGGCTTTAGAGTTAGGTGTTATGGACTTCACCGTAACATGTGGTTATCGCTCTCAGGGGGAACAGGATCGCCTATATGCTATGGGTCGTACTGAGCCGGGTAATGTTGTTACTTGGGTTAAGCGATCAAAACATACCAAAGGTCTGGCTGTTGATATTACACCTTACCCTATTAACTGGGATGACCATTCTAGGTTTCACCAATTGGCTGGGATAATCAAAGCTGTCGCTGCCAAGAAAGGTGTGGAACTTATATGGGGAGGCGATTGGAAAAAGACTAAAGACCTGCCGCATTTCGAACTTAAAGGATAAGCTTATGACAGAAGAAGAACTCAAACAAATATTAGAACAACATAAACTTTGGTTAGGTGATCGAACTAAAGGTAGTAGGGCTGACCTTAGTGAGGCTGACCTTGAAGGGGTTGACCTTAGAGAGGCTGACCTTAAAGGGGCTAACCTTTGGAAGTCTAACCTTACAGGGGCCGACCTTAGAGGGGCTAAACTTTATATGGCTAACCTTTATGGGGCTAACCTTAGAGGGGCTAACCTTAGAGGGGCTAACCTTATAGGGGCTAACCTTGAAGGGGCTGACTTTAGATGGGCTTACCTTAGAGGGGCTGACCTTAGTGGGATAAAAGTAAATAAAGGTACTAAATTTTAAAGGATAAACTTATGACAAAAGAAGAACTTAAACATATATTAGAACAACATAAACTTTGGTTAGATGATTCAACTAAAGGTAGTAGGGCTAACCTTTTTATGGCTGACCTTAAAGGGGCTGACCTTAGATGGGTTGACCTTGAAGGGGCTGACCTTAGATGGGTTGACCTTGAAGGGGCTGACCTTAGAGGGGCTAACCTTAGTAGGGCTAACCTTTTTATGGCTGACCTTAAAGGGGTTGACCTTGAAGGGGCTGACCTTAGTGGGGCTGTCCTTAGATGGGTTGACCTTGAAGGGGCTAACCTTTATAGGGCTAGCCTTGAATGGGCTGACATTAGTTGGACTGACCTTACAGATGCAATATTAGACAAAGGATAAGCTTATGACAGAAGAAGAACTCAAACAAATATTAGAACAACATAAACTTTGGTTAGGTGATCGAACTAAAGGTAGTAGGGCTGACC